GATCCCTACGGCCGCAGTACCTGCCGATGGAAGATCGTCTGATCGAACCCGATGAAAAAGACGGCAAGAAAGTAATTGTCCCAACAGGATCTTTGGCCAAAGTCGAGAATACGTCCGACTGGTCAGGAAACTATTGGGCGCACTACGGGCCGATCAAACCGGAATACGAACTGCTCGAAGGGTTCACCCTTTACGATGTCGAAGTTTACGTCCAGCAGGCAGTCCGCCGGCGAACTTCCCTGATGTTCCGCAACGGCTATTCGTTCAATGGCGCAAACGCGCGGCTGATTAAATACATCAACAAGCGCATCAATCAGATCGCTTATGTTATGGGAATCACCTGGGCGAGTTTCATGCGGGAAGTTCTTACCTGCCTGGCGCTCTGTTCAAACTGTTTTCTGCTGAAAATCCGTTCGGATACACCGGGAGAATCCGGCGGAGTTAAGAACGAACTGAACAAGAACCGCTCTCCGATAGCGGGATACGCCATGATTCCGCCGCACACGATCTTTCCCTTTGTTGACAAAGGCAAGATCGTCAAGTGGCGGCGCTTCTATAACTGGGGAGTGAAACCCTGGGAAGACTACAAGCCGGAAGACATTATCCATTTCAAGTGGGACCGGAAACCCGGTCACATCTTTGGAACTCCCAGGTTGCTTGCCGTGCGCGACGATATATTCGCCTTGCGGCGCCTGGAAGAGAACGTTGAACTTCTATTCCTGAACTTCCTGTTTCCACTTCTTCATGTGAAGGTAGGAACCGACGAAGCTCCTGCCGGTTATCTTCCCGGCGGCGTCAGTGAGATCCAGGCTACCCGCAACCTGATCGAACAGATGCCAAAAGAGGGCGTGTTCGTTACGGATCAACGGGTGGAAGTGAAGAACACCGGTGCGCAGGGTGAATCTCTCGATCCTTCCAACCTCATCGAGCATTACAAGAAGCGGATCTTCACCGGTCTGGGTGTAAGTGCATTAGACATGGGTGAAGGCGATACCGCCAACCGTTCGACCGCCGACAACGTCTCGCAGGCCCTGAAAGATTCCATCAAGTACGACCTCGACCAGTTCGCCGACCAGGTGACGATGCAGATCCTGCGCGAACTGTTCTCGGAAGCCAACTTTACATTGTCCGTCCAGAATGCGATTGCTGACGTCAAGTTGATGTTCAAAGAGATCGACATGGACAACAAGATAAAGGAAGAGACGCACGCCACACAACTCTACCAGAACAACGGCATCACGCATTCGGAATACCGCAAGCGGATTGGCGAAAAGGAGTTGTCGGACGAAGAGCATCAGGATACTCACTTCCAACGGCACGTCATTGGCTTGGCCAAGGCCCAGGGAGATGTCGATATCAAGGTCGCCAAGAATTCTCCGCGGCCGGTAGCCGGCGGCAAGAAGAAGGGCGGGAAGAAAGGCAAGAGTGGGCGCAAGACTTCCACTGCCAAGAAGGTCACGCCGACGAAGAAATCCACGGCGAATAAGATGCGTCCGGAAAACCAGCACGGTAAGAACAATTCACCACGAAAAGCGCGCAGTTCTTCAATTCAGGTCGGACTATTTTCACATTTGAAGGATTCACTGGAAGCCGCGCAAATAGCGGGTGAAACGATCAAATGGAATTCCATCTCCGCGCGCGCGATCGACAATTTCTTCGCACGGATAATTGCAGAGCGCGGAAGTTCCTATACTAACCAAGTCCGGATGCAGATTGACCGACTGAAAGCAAAAGTCGGACAGACAACTGACCCGGACTTGATGTTCGCTCTCGTACAGAAAGAACTAAGCCGGGATTGCTACGAGGGCCTGAATGTCAACAAACTCGAACATTCCGATGAAACCAGCCGGGAACCCAGTCCAGAAGGTTCCGCTGGATCAAGCGATAGCGAATCCTAGCCTCCTCCGGCGCCCCGTAACTCCGCTCGATCCGGGCAAGTAATAGTTTAATGCCTCGTCTGTACATGCGGGACTTCCTGACACTGGACCTCAGGACAGCCGACAAACGGCTTATCAGTTACGACGAACAGGGTCTTACCCAAAGTCTTCTGGTGCGCGTAGCTGCCACGCACAGTGGAATCATCAACGGGAATATGCGGTTCTACCGCCCCGACAAGATGATGACGGGAACCTCGACCTGGGTTGATGCAGACAATTACCCGCGTCCAGTGCTTCCTCACCACAACGAAGAGGCTGATCCGTTAGGTCGAGTGCTCGAAGCAAAGTATGTGGATCTGTCGTACCTGTATAAGGCCGACTATCCCATCCTGAACGACTCGATTTTCTACTGTTCAGACGCTAAGAAGCGGATGAGCACCCTGGAAACTGTCGAGTGGGTCGTCGACAACCTCTGCCCGCAGAAAGATTACAAGGGACTCGGGTACGTCGAGCTGGGTTTGAAGATTACCGAACCCGACGCCATCGATAAGGTCCTCCGCAAAGAGTTTCTGACCGTTTCGGTAGGGTTCGCAACCGATTCCGCTATTTGTTCGGTGTGTTACCAGGATTGGGCCGTCGATGATCGTTGCGATCATCAACTCGGCAAGAAGTACGACGGCAAACTGGCTTTCGTGATTTCAGGATCGATGGACTTTCACGAATGCAGTTTTGTGAATCAGCCGGCCGATCCCTTCGCTACCACCTTGAGTATCGAAAGACTGACCGACAGCAGTCATCGTGCATTTCTCCTTGGCTTGCCGCTTCGCGAACAAACAGAGCGCACCACCGCCGCGGGCCTGGTACTGACCGACGCGCTTTACAGCGCGGACATTGAAAGAGTTGAGGACAAAGTTGAGATGATCGATCTTAAAGCACTATCCGACGAGATCAAGTCCGCGAACCTTACATCGGAACGAGCCCTGGCCATCCGCAAGGAACTCACTGATTACACCGCCGACACCGATGCCGGTAAGAAACAGACCAAGAAACTGCTCTCGACCGTTGTAGCCAGGATCAAGACGAATGATTGGGAAGTGATTCCCGTCAAGAGCGCCGATAGCCAGAAGGCAGACGACGAGATCGCCGCCGCGGAAGTAGCCTCCGCCGAAAAGCCGGCGCCCAACGCAGACATCGCCGCCACTGACGCCGCCGCCGCCGCCGCCAAACAGGTCGATACCACCGTTCCGGCCGTCGAAGTACCGGTTCCGGGAACGGCCGTATCCGAAGTAAAGATGTCCGATGCCCTGAAGACCATTGTTTCCGCCGTCGAAATGAAGGACGCAAACGAAGAGATCGTCGGCATCGTTAAGGGTCTCGATGGAAAGTGGGACGGCCTCGATGAGGCTAACCGGCGATACCTGCGGTACGCCGTGGGAGCCCTGGTTTCCACCTGGTACGGCAAAGAAGACCTGCAAATGTATCTCGGCTGGCTGACCAAAGAATCCGATTCCATGGTCGTCGCGAAGTCGGAACATGACACCCTGACCGATGCGATCACGAAATTCGACGCGACCGAGAAGGAATTGCGGGATGCAGTTGTCGCGGAAGAAGCCTCGAAGCTGAAGATTCTCAAGCAGTGCAAAGACACTTTGGCAACGATGATCGTTCTGCATAAAGTTCTGTCAGGCGCGAAGGGTTTCCAAGGCCTGACCGCCGACCAGATCAGTGAAGCGATCACGAAGCGCGCGGCCCGGGATCTTTCCAGCCTGGCTGATATGCGCGACGAGATCCTGGAAGAGCTTCAGTGGGCAAAGCCCACGGGAGCAGCCTCCGCCCCCAAGGTCAATGAACCAATCGGGCTTGAGGTATCCGACAGCGCGCAGGTGACTGACCCGGCCCCAAAGACCGGCACTGAAGACGCCACCAAAGGTGCAGAAAATACGGTCGAGAACACAGACTCGATCGAGATTCCAGTGAAGTTCCCAGTCATGGATGCCACCGAAGCCAGACGGCATGTGGCACGCCAGCGGTTCAAGCAAGCAAGTAAGTAATAACCGTCCCGCCCAACCCATTTAGTTTTAGGAGATTCCACAATGTCCGGTTTCGCGACTGTTCCTGGTTTCGACCAGTTCAATAACTTCCGCGGCTCGCAGTATGGTGTTGACCGTCAGGGTCACACTACGCCTTCGCCCGACGCTTGCGACGAGTTCCGCCCATTCCTTCCGGTTCCTTACCCGGCCTGCTGGTTGCCAATTCGGCGTCGCGCCGAAGGTCATCCGGTCGCAGCCGGAGTCGTGTTGAGCGAGGGTTACCTCGTCGGCGTCGACAAGAGCGGCGCCCTGATCCCCGCCGGTTACACCTGCGGCGACACAGGCACCAAAGAAAGCGGTGGACAGTACTGTGTGATCGTGTACTCCCAGTACGATGTGGGTACCGTCACCAATCCCCAGACCGGTCTCAAGGTTCAGACCGCAGGCGAGCATGTGGTTCTTGCCGCCCCGACCGATGCCCAGGCTTATGTCGCAGCACACGATGCCGTGGCTGCCATTCCCGCCGACACCGTCACCCTGCCTAACGGTATTACCGTCACGATCTCGGCCGCCGACATCGCTTTCGCGCATGCTTGCGACCTGATCCCTGGCGGAAAAGCAAAGGCCATCGGTTTCGCAGTCCGCGATGTCTTTGTGTATATCGGTGGAATTCAAGTCACCGAACCGACCCTTGCCGGCGGCATCAAGTATCTCCTGCTCACCCAGCGTCCGGACCAGATGCAGGTCACGAACTACATGCATGAGATGGGTACCTGTATTCAGACCCGTTTCGTGTTGCGCCTCCCCTGGATCGGTGCGACTCCGTCCACCCTGGCCGGGTATGCAGCCGCCAACGCCGACAACGTCGTTGGGTATATCCAGACCGACTACAGCCGCAGCTTCGTCCACTTCACCGGTGATCGCGGCAACGTCAAGGGTAAGTTCTTCTTGGGTTGCGCAGTGGTTCCAAACGTGAAGAGCAACGGTGCCGATGCTGGCAACTTCGCTCCTTACGATCCGGCCGTCAACGACGCAGACGACATCTGCGGTCGTGTCCTGGGCGTCGAGCTGATGTACCCGATCCGCGACTACGCGAACCGCGTCCGTACGCAGTTCGAGCGCGCGAACGAGTTTGTCGGTCCCCGCATGGACCCGAACCCGGTCACCTTCCAGATGGGCGGTTCGGCCACGAAGGGCATGGATTACGCCATCTCGATCACCACGAACGGTATTTTCCAGTTGGCGATCGCACAGCAGAAGCCAGTCCACGACGAGTATTCGACCTACGTGCTCGTCCACGTCAACTGCCGTTAATCGCGGCCTGGCAGGAAGCTCTCAATGAAGCTCCTCCTGAACATCACTCACGGTAAGGCCGTCGTCACTGACGGCGGCCTCCGATGCGCCAACACCCGACTTCAGAACAATCAAGCTCGGGTCTGTAATGCGCTTCTCCTAAAGCTCAATCCGCTTGGTCAAGTAGCCGGCGACCTGAAGTGCAAACGCTGCGGCCAACAGATTGTCGTCGAGCTGGTAACACCTCGCGCATAACCGAGCCTCCAGTTCTCTCAATTTTTAACAAACGAGTCCGCAATCAAACGGGTCTCGCACCCAGCCAAACCCGAGGAGGGTTAGTTCCATGTCCACTCGTAAGACTATCGACTTCCAGGACAAGGTCGTAAAGAA